AGCATGAGCAACACCGAGAACATCAGCGTCATCAACTTGGGCGAGGACGGGGACCAGTGGATGGTCACGGGCACCTCGGACGCGCACAGCGCCGACGAAGCAGTGCGCAATTGGTTCGAGCGCGAGACCGGGACCACCCTGGAAGCCAGTTTCCTCGCCGATGACCTGATCGAGCTGAACATCGTGTACCGCACGGACTGGTGCTGGCTGGCAGGTGGAACCGAACCCCGCGGGGAAGAGGACCGGCTCGTCATCGGCTCGGCCTGGGGCAAGTGCTTCGCCGGATTCGTGGTGCAGGCATGAGCATCTTCACCCTGATCGCACTGTTCATCATCGTCTGGTTCCTGGCCGCTCTCGGCCTGGCCTTCCTGCTTGGCCGCTACTTCAAGCAGCTGAAGCGGAAGATCGACGATCTGCACTCCCTGCAGCAGACCACACGCTCTGAGCTGCAGGGCAGAACCCAGTACAACATCTTCGAGCAAGGAGGCCGATCATGACTGATCGTCCTAACCCGGAAGCGCTTGATCAACAAGCGCTCGAAGCGGCGGCGAAAGCTCTTAACCCTGGGCTGTATGGCGACTTCGAAGAGTCCTTGGTGAAGCACGCTGGATTCTCGGAGGAGAAGGCCTCCCAATATGTGGAAGCCAAGAAGCGTCGGCATGAAGAACTCGCCTACGCCGCCGTGTCTGCTTACCTGGCCGCTTTGCCAGCGTCCCGCACCTTCACCAATCCGCTGACCGCCCCGCACCGAACCACAACCGGTGCTGTGTCGGATGTAGGCAACATGGGGGTGCCAACACCCGACACAGCACCTCGCGCCATCGAAACCGTGGAGGAGATCCCGGCAACGATTCAGGTGATCAGCTGGGAAGAAGAACCAGAGCACGAATGTTGGAAACTCAGCCCAGACGAAACTTTCGTCGGCTTGATCGTAAAATCTGGGCGCTCATGGTCGCCCGCTGACCAGTACACCCTCCGCGTCGAACGCACGCCCACGGAAGGCGGCGGGGGAATGATCACCATCCTGGAACTACTCGAAGCGCACAGGCTCGGTTGGGTGGCTGACGATGCCGGCCATTACAAGTGTTCGTGCGGTTTCTACCCTGACCCCTTCGATGGCACAGACGTGACCAGCGATGACCAGCACCGCGCCCATGTGGCCGGGGTGTTAGAAGCCCACCAGCAGGAACGGGAAGCTAAGGCGAAAGCTGAAGCGCTCGAAGAAGCGGCGAGTGACAGCCAGATGGGCCCTGTGGCGCACGGATGGAACGCGTCTGGCATTGCATCATGGCTCCGTGCCCGTGCCCGTGCCGAGCAGATCCGCGAGACCTCGTGATGCCTGTCCATCTGTTCCTGGCGCTCCATGCACTGCATTGGCTCCATTCCTGGCCCTAGAAAGGCCAATACCATGACTCAGAACCCCAGGGCGTTGAGAACCGCCCGCACGATTGCCAGGGCCGCGGACTACTCGCACAGGGCGGCCAGAGCGGAGAACACCGGCCAGCCCCGCCTGGCACGCCTTTACCGTCAGGCAGCAGGCCGCGAGATCACTGAGGCCCTGCAGCAGATCCGCAAGACCAGGATCAACCACAACCCGATGCGAGCTTTCCACTACCTAGCACAGGACATGGAGCAGGCTGCCAAGACAGCATTCGGTCCATTTGTCGCGGCCGTGAAGGCCTTACAGGGGCAGCTGGGTAGCGCCGCAAACACGAAAAGCTATTACCGCAAAGGCGACTACGCGTTGGCCGGCCCCTCGAAAGGAGTAACACCATGACCGAGAACCTTGACCTCGAAGAGCTGCGGGAAATAGTGACACGGTGGTCGCCGCTCGATGAAACTACCACCCTGGCCCTGATCAACCGGGTGGAAGCCGCTGAAGAATCACACCGCCTCGCAAACGTGATGCTGCGGACTGTGCTGGAAGAAATGGGTAGCGGCCCGGAGACTGACCCGATCATCAAGGTACGCCAGCTGGTAGCCCGCGCTGAAGCGGCTGGGGCTGCGGTGCAACGCGTGCGGGAGTTGGCGATGGATGCACAGTCGCGGGTATCTCAGATGAACATGCCACGTGTCCGCACCTTGTCAGGAGATATCCTCCGCGTCCTGGACGGTGGTGAGCCGCAGTGTACTGGGCAATAGGGCTTCAAGTAGTCCTGGCCGTAGTTATCGGTAGTGGTTTAGGAACCGCGGCCGCATACCTTATTGCATCCTTGTTAGGGCTGATTTCCGATGACTGAACGCGCGCAGCAGTGTAAGGACTGTTTGGGCTTTGGCAGGCGACTGCGCATCCGTCGCGCCCCTATCTGCCCCACCTGCGGCGGTGCTGGGAGGATCAACCGCTCTGGCCCGTACCGGCTGCAGGACGGCACCTGGAGTGACGGGGTGGACCGATGCAAACGGATCGACCACCGCAAAACCAGTTCCCGCTACGAGGTCACGGCGAACGACGGGCATTTCCTCGTGTGGCACGAAAGCTTTGGGCGGGAGAAACAGTTTCCCACCCATGCCGAAGCTATCGCTTACGCCGACATGCTGGCCAGGAACCAAGACACCTCGCAGCACTGGCATGTCTCCCCGATAGAGGACCAGATCGGCCACGACACGGAAAGCAACGGCGAGTGCGTCTGTGGGCCAACAAGCGAGCTGGTCGAAACCGTTGGTGGTCACCGGTGGGTGCACACGCATCATTCCTTGGATGGAAGGGAGCGGAGCGAATGATGGGCAGGCATGCGCATCCGGAAACGCCGGTGGAGCGCGTAGACAGGCTTATTCGAGAGCTTCGGCAAGGGCAGCAGCGTCGCGAGTACTACGCCGGGTGGTTGCGGGGCCGACGCCTTCCCGCAGTGGAGGTGCTTGCTACGGGGGCGGTGCGTCGGGCAAAAAGTCCGATTCACCTGCTTGATGTGGTCTCCCTGTCCGGGATGCCGACACGAATCATTTACTTGGAGGACAGATGATCAGGCTTTACCGGGCAACCTGCGAGTTCCTGGAAGCGTTCGCCGAGAATTTGCGTAGCGAGCAGGAACCCGGGCAGGAAGGGGCGACCTCGCTGGTTGAGAATGCGGGGCAGTACGAACCCAACGAAGCCCACCGGCACTTTCGTGAGCCGGAGTGGGAAGACCGCAAAAGAATCGGATTTAGGAGCACCAAATGAACCGGAGAATCTTCCGTTACGAAATCCCGGTTGATGACCGTCAGCACACCATACCTGCCGGGAAGATCGTGCACATGACAAGGCACCGGGATCTCATCAGCCCGCGAGTTGAGGTCTGGGTCGAAGTCCAGCTAGAGACGCCGGACATCTCGTCCGAACCCGTGGGCGGACAGGTGCTGACCATCATCGGCACCGGCCACCCTGCCCCCGAGGGAGCCACACACGTGGCCACCTGCCTGGACGGGCCACTTGTCTGGCACCTCTACCGGCTCCCCGTCACTCTCCAGGTGGAACAGTGACCTCACTGATCTGGCTCGCATCGGGCATGATTGCTGGGCTCTGCGGCCTGATGATCGGACAAGCCATGTACAGAGTAGGGCTATTCATGATCTCGGTGGCTGTCGAAGCTATCCGGCCACCGAAACCAATCAACATTGGTGCGGCTCACTACACCACCACCCCACGCCGAAAGAAGGACCAATGAACGAACCATCAGCAGACAGGCTCATCCGCGTCGGTAAAAACAGCTGGATCCGTGCATCCCGCATCGAATCCATCGAAAGAAGCTTCAAACCGAACTACACGGCGACCGGCTTCTGCGAAGTGGAGGTCCGCACCTTCAGCGGACAAGCACACTACTGGACGGCGACCCATGATGAGATCCAAAACCTCATAGCGCAGGCATCCGGATAGGGACCGCGCTCGCCGTGGTGGCGGGTTGGTGATGAATTGTTGGGATCGATAGATCGGAAAATGAATGTCCTGGTTGAAGCAGTCGGATGCGGCGGCGAATCATCCGCTGGTGCTGCGCATCTTGGAGATGGAGGACTATGATGACCGCCTGCTCAATGAGGTGTATGGGTGGATCAATCGGTGTGCTACCCAGTCGGCCGCCCACGATATGGACTACATCGTAGAGATCGGCACGGCCCGGAGCCTGGCCGGGTCCAGGTATGAGCCGCTGAAAGCCGCGGCCTTGCATTGCGGGATTTTCTTTGAGAAGGAGATCCAGGAAGAGATCAAGGACGACGAGGGCAACGTGCTGGGCACACGCCCCCGCCGTGTATTGAAGCTTGTGGAGGAAAAGGACCTCTTTCACATGATTCTGAAATCGGAGAAGGAATGGGAGCAGCAGCGCCAGTACGACAACCGAAACCCGGAGCGTTCCGGCCCTGTCCGGCTGCGTGACGGGGACGAGTGCCGCTGGTGCGGCAGGCTCACCCGGTGGGACGCTGACCGAAAGTCCGGGCGGATGGGGACCATCGATCATTTGAAACCCGGGGATAAGAATTCGACGACGAAGGATCGGGTTGTGGCGTGCAAGAGCTGCAACTCGGCTAGACAGGAAGGTGATAACTGGGACAAGAAGCTCAGACCAGTACCAACGAACCCGTACTACGGTGCGGATACCGCGAAATGGCTGTTCGAGAAGTGTGGCCATCGAGTCACACCGACTGAGCAGCGCAAGGAAACCAAGACTCCCGCCCCGCTTCCGGCGGCAAACGAGCAGAAGGCTGTTGAACCTCCCACATGCGTTGAGGATCCGGCCAAGGAAGGCGCTACGGCTCATCCCGGCGCCGCCCCGTCGCCCGCTACGGCACAAGCAGAGCCGGTCGAGTCCCCTGGAGCTACGGCAACACCGGCCCAGGGCATCAGATCCCACTCGGATCTGACAGCGTTTCCCACCATCGAATCATTCGATGACGAGCCCCAGGCTGTTGAACCTCCCAAATGCGTTGAGGCTCCAGCTATACGCCGCGCCACGGCACCCGCCGGAGCGCCGAGCGAGGGCACGAACGGCAAGACGCCGGCGAACAGGAATACACCAGGAGATCCCGAACCAGGGCAGGCTACGGCACCTACCGGCCGCCCCGGCGAACGGTCGAACTCCGGGCAGAACCAAACGCCGATCAAACGCCGATCAAATGAAAACCAACTGAAAACCCGTAATGACAGCTATGGCAGATCTGGGTTTGCCGGGTCGGGTCGGGACGGGACGGGCCGGGCTGGGTCTGGTGGGGCTGGGTCTCGCGATCCTGAGGCTGGGAGTACTTCTGGTGTTCCTCGTCCTGCTGGGCCTGGCCGTAAGCGCAGACGAAATAGACCTAGAAAGAGATGACTGTGAAAACCAAGAAAGATGTTCATCCTGTTTTGCAGTGGGATGAGAGGACGTTCCAGAAGATGGTGGTCGATGCTGCCCGTCTACTGGGGTACCGGCAGATTTACCACACCCATAATTCGAAGCGCAGCCAGCCTGGATTCCCTGACCTGGTGCTGGTGAGTGCCGCCAGGAAGAGGACGCTGTTCGTGGAGCTGAAGACGATGACGGGGAAGGTGAGTCCGCATCAGGAGGAATGGATCGCCGCGTTGCGTGAAGCTGGCCAGGAGGCGGTGATCCTGCGCCCTTCGGATTGGAGGAGCCGCCGGGTGCACGCAATCTTGTCCGGTGAGGAGGTGCTCTGTGCCTGAGTGCAGTAATGAGCCGGGCTGCGGTTGCTGGGGCCATGTGCAGAAGTCGTATGCGGCGAGTGCGGGGGTTGTTGATCCGTTCTTGTTCAAGCGGACGATGATCTGGCGGTTCCGGGATCAATTGGTGTCGCAGACCCCGAAGATTGAGAAGACACAGGATGGCCCGAAGGTGGTGACGGTGCCGCCACTGCTGTTGGAGTTGAAGCAGGAGGTGAAGCCTTCAGGTGAGCGGTCATCGGGGCGTTCGGGTAGTGGCCCGGGTGTTCCGATTGCTGCTGCAGCGTTGGATCTGTGGCAGGAGATTAGCCAGGGCATTCACGATCAGTGCTGGCTGGTGTTCGACCGTACTGGTGATCCGATCCCTGAGAAGGAAGCGGAGAAGCTCAGGTACTGGGTGGATGCGCTGGGCAATGATGAGCAGCGCATCAACGAGGCGTACCGGACTCTGGGCTACTGGGTATCTGAGATTGAACGGCTGTTCGATCCTCCGGTAGTGGTTGAGCTTGGCCGCGCTTGCCCTGCCTGTCACACGAGTGAGGTGCGCGAGCAGGTGGACGGGGAGACTGTGGTCAACCGTGCGGTGATCGCCACGATCAGGGCTGAGGCTTCACCCTCGGTACTGGTGGAGTGCAAGGGGTGCGGCGCCACGTGGCAGGGTGAGAGCATCCACGTGCTGGAGGAGCTGACACGCCCACAGCAGCAGGAGTAGGACACGCGGGTGGTCAGTGTGACAGGAAGGGTGTGTTGCCTGTATCCTGAAACCACTTACCACTCGTGTATCCAAAAGCGAGTTGATACTAGTGAAGGGCCGGCCGTGATGGTTGGCCCTTCACTGCGTTAACGACCAGGTTGCGGAGGTGTCAGCGTGGCCACGTCGCGCACTGGCACCGCACGGTGGAAGAAGCTGGTGGCCTCTGCCAGGTGGCTGGCCCAGCAGGCCGGGCAGGAGCGTTGCCCGTACTGCGGTGTGGTGTTGGACTACGTGACCTCGAAACTGCCGAATAGTGCTGAAGGGGATCACATTGTTCCCCATGCGTCCGGTGGCATCGATACGATTGAGAACGTCGAGATCATCTGTCGTCGATGCAATCAATCAAAGGGAAACCGTCCCCAGCCACGCACGATCGTGCACGCCGCGCCGCTTCGCAACAGCGGGCGCTGGTCCTGAGAACAGCCCCAGGGGAGGATCCCCTCCCACCCCCTTGTTTCCTCGCACCACCGTGCATTGCGCCATATCCCCCCGGCTCGCTCTGACGTGGGTGTTTGCGAGAAAAGTGAAGCTGACTAGGGGTTTTACGAATTGTTTTGACGGGCCTCGTTTTCGTAGGGTTTTCGGTCCCGAAAAAGCCCAAACTTCCGCATGATTCCGGGGTTTTTCGCGTTACACGCGGTAGAATAGAAGCATGAGGATTTGCGAGAACTGCCCCAAGCGGCTGCCGGCATGGCGCCGGGCCGGGACGCGGTTCTGCTCTGGCCGCTGCCGGGTCTCCTCACACCGCGCAGGAAAGAAGCTGCCCACCGATCTGCGGCACCGCGACAACTGGGTGCGCCACGACGAACGCAAACGCCCCCTCGGTGTATGCGGCCAGCTCGCCCGAGTCAACGAATCCCGCGCCTGGGTCAGCCACCAGCGCGCTGTAGCGTCCACCGTGGGCGTCGGAGTCGGGTTCGTCCTGGACGGCTCAGGCATAGGCGTCATAGACCTGGACGACGCGATTACGGATGACGGCAACCTGGCTCCCTGGGCCGCCGAAATACTCGCCGCCAACCGCGGCACCTACGTCGAACTCTCCCGATCAGGCCGTGGCCTGCACATCTGGGGATACCTCGACCACCAACCCGGCCGCCGCATCCGAGACGGCCGGAACATCGAGATCTACTCAACCGGCCGATACATCGCCATGGGCAAGCCCTACCGAGGATCAGGCTCGAAACTCAAACCACTACGCACCCCCGCCTAGTCGGCAGCACCACCTGCCGCGCTCGCCGAGGGTAGGAGGTAAGCATGGATACCAAGACTTCAGTCGCGGACGCTTTGAGTAACGCGGTTACCTCGGCGGCGTTGGGGCAACGGGTGGCGTTGGTGATGCCGGGCCGCTCAAGTGCGCTGGAGGCGCTGCGCCTGATGATTGATGTGGCGTTGGATTTGAACGTCAGCAAATTTTGTCGCGCGCATGGGAATTACCGGATCGAGTTCTCTGGTGACGGCGTCCTGCGGGTGTTCGGCGACGTGGATGAATGCCGGGGACAGTCGGCTGATCTTGTGTATGCGCACGACGCTTTGACGCTGCAGCAGATGGGCGTGGTGACTCCAATGATCGTCACCACGGCTGGCCAGATCGTGCGGTTCCAGTAAGCGGGGTGGGCGCTGTGGGCGTGTTCGCGGAGCCTCCTGGGCTGGGTGAGCGCGGTTCTAGCCTCTTCCGGGCCCTGATCAAGGGCGTGACTGATTACGGCCGTTACGCGCTGCTGGTGGAGGCTGCGCGCATGGCCGACCGGCTGGACGAGCTGGACAACATCATCCAGGGCAAGGGCGTGCTGAACCTGATGCAGTTCCGCGTACTCAACAAGGAAATTAACCCGGACCACGAAGAGCTGAACATCAACGTCGAAGTGAAGTTCCAGAACGTCCTGACCGAAGCCCGACAGCAGCAAAACACGTTCCGGCAGATGATCACGGACTTGTCCCGGCGCGGTGAAGCTAAGACCGACGAGGCACCTGCGCCGGCAGCGGAAACGACGGTTGATGATGAGTTGGAGGCCCGCCGGCGGGCCCGGGAGATGAGACGCTCCGGATAGTGACCTGAACGGGTGATGGCGTGCTTTATGGTTCCCAGATCCCCAGGTACAACACCACCCCGGAGCCGGCAGGGTTCCTGGATGATCATGGTGAGGACGCTGTCTGGCTTGCCGCCAAGTACGGTCTGATCGCTGACCCTTGGCAGGAGACGGTCTGCAAGTCGTGGCTGCGCACTGGCGAGGATTCCCGCCGGGTCTGTGCGGTGGGCGGGGTGACGGTGGCCCGCCAGAACGGCAAGAACGGGTCGCTGGAGATCGTCCAGCTGTACGGGACGACGCGGCTTGGCTTGAAGTTCCTGCATACCGCCCACGAGGTCAAGACCGCGCAGAAGGCGTTCGCTCGGCTCAAGCATTTCTTCGGTGAGAAGAAGGATGACCCGAACGCGCTGTTCCCGGACTTGAACGCGAAGGTCAAGCTGGTCCGGAACGTCAACGGCCAGGAAGCGATCTTCTTGAAGAACGGCGGCTCGATTGAGTTTGTCGCCCGGTCGAAGAACTCGGGCCGTGGCTTCACCGCGGACGTGCTGGTGTTGGACGAGGCGCAGGACTTGGCTGAGGAGCAGCTGCAGGCGCTGCTGCCGGCTATCTCGGCCGCCCCGCAGGGTGACCCGCTGACGATCTACATGGGTACCCCGCCCTCGACCCAGGAACTGGCCAAGGGCAACGGCCTGCCGTTCCTGCGGGTGCGCAACAGCGCGCTGAAGGGCAACGAGAAGGCCGCTTGGGTGGAGTTCGGGGCGCCGGGGTTCGTGGAGGACATGACCCCGGAGGAGCTGCGCGTGTTCGTGCGGCAGAAGAAGCACCATGCAGCCGGGAACCCGGCCTATAACCGCCGCATCCTGCCTTCCACGGTGGAGGGTGAGCTGTCCCAGTTCTCCCCGGAGTCGTTCGCCCGTGAGCGGCTGAACGTGTGGCCGAAGGCTTCGGAGCATGTCTCAGCGATTCCGATGGAACGCTGGAACCTGCTGGGTCAGCGGGAACCGGACGCGGCCGAGGCAGACCGGTGGCAGACTGCAGCGTTTGGGGTGGACATGAACCTGGAGCGCAGCAAGGTGTCGATCACCGTCTCATCGTTCCCGCAGGACGTGGACAAGGTCATCTTGGAGATGGCGGCCTCCGCGGACTACGACGAAGAAGGCACCCCCAAACTGGTCGCCTACCTGTGGAAATACGCCCGCCGGGTGCACCCCATCGTGATCGACGGGGAGTCGCCCGCCCGATCCCTGGTGCCGCACCTGCGCAAGAAAAAGATGAAGGTGTACGTCCTAGGCGGCGGTGAGGTTGTCGAAGCGTCCATGGGCTTCTACGACGCCGCCATGCGGGACAAGACCATCGAGCACTTTTCAGAACCGCGCCTGGACAGTTCCCTGGCCGGCGTGGTGAAGAAGTCCGTCGACAAGGCCGGCCGACAGTTCAAGTTCGTGCCCTCAGACATGACCAGACCATTCCACCCTTTCATGAGCGCCATGTGCGCCCACTACGGGGCAGTGAAATTCGCTCGCCGCCGCTCTGGCGCGGACGAGGAAGAGACCGAAGGCGCATTCGGGTAGGAGGTGCTAAATGCTCCGTTCACTGACCGACACGGAAGCGGAACTGCACGGCAAGATGCAGGCCGAGATCGAGTCCCGGTACCGCCGGAACAAGCTGAAGCTTGACTACTACGACATGAAGCACCGCCTGGACTTCATCGGCTTCTCCATCCCCGACGACATGAAGGAACTCGAATCGGTACTGGGGTGGGCTGAGAAGGCCACCCGCACACCGGTAGACCGGATCAACCGGGTCGGGTTCACCTCCGCGAACAAGGACGGGATCATCCAGCAGCTCAACGAGCTCGACGATGAGGTGCGCCTGGAGTACTTCGAGGCGTTCGCCCGCCTCGCCGCCGCCATGATGTCCTGCTCGTTCATGTTCTTCAGCAAGGGCGACACGTCCAAAGCTGAACCACCGGTCGTGATTTCGGTGCGGGACGCCACCGCCGGCACCGCCCAGGTGTGCCCCCGCACTGGCCGCACCACCGCCGCCCTGGAGGTCATCAACCGGGACAACCACCTCCTGTACCTTCCAGGCCTCACCCTGAACCTGAAACGCGCTGGACTGCGCTGGGTCGTCACCGACGAATACAAGACGATCCCGCACCGGGTGGCCTGCACCGTGTACCGGTGGCGCCCGGAACTGCGCCGACCGTTCGGGTACTCCCGGATCTCCCGCGCAGTCATGGGCCACATCGACCGGGCCTGCCGCACGATCCTCCGCCAAGAAGTCAACGCCGAGTTCTACTCATCCCCACGCGGCGTCCTGCTGGACGCACACCGGGGAGCGTTCTTCACCAACAAGGGCGAACGGATCGACCCGCTGCGCGCCATCGGAGCGATCTGGGGTGTCCCCGGCAAACGCGACAACGAGACCGGTGACTGGAAGGTCCCCAAGTTCGAACAACTCGCCCAGGCGAACTTCCAACCCCACACCGAGATGATGAAGTCCATCGCCATGAACTTCCACGCCGAAACGGACATCCCACTCGGCCAGCTCGGAGTCGTACAAGACAACCCATCCTCAGCCGACGCGATCCGCGCCGCAGAACACGGCCTCATCGCCCTCTGCCGCAAGGAAATCCGACAGTTCACCTACACCTCCAAGGACGCCGCACTGAACGTCCTGGCGCTCGCCGAGGAGGCTACAACCGAGGGTGAGCTGACGAGCCTGGTGAAGGAGATCGCCAAGGTGCGCCCGAAGTTCGGGAACCCGGCGACTCCGACCCCGAGTTCTCAAGCGGATTCTGGTTCCAAGTTTGTGGGGTCCTTCCCGGACCTTCAGGACAGTGAGCTGGCGTTGGAGCAGTACGGCCTGGAGCCGGATGACGTGGAGCGGGCGTTGGCGCACATCAAGACCAAACGCAACACCTCGGTGCTGCAGACGGCCCTGGACAGTGCGGCCACCCGCACGGCCCCTGTGGCCTCGGAGGCGAAGCAGTTGCACCCGCTGGAGGAGCTGAAGCTGAAGGCCGAGACGTTGGGCCAGCTCCGGCGCGCGGGTGTCACCTCCGAGTCCGCGGCCGAGCAGGTGCAGCTGGAGGGGCTGAAGTTCATGCCTGGAGCGCCGGTGACGATTCGGGCTGACGAATCATGACGACCCGCGCGCAGATGCAACAGCTTCGGGACGCGAACCGGCAGATCGTGGAGTTGGTGTCAGGTGAGTTGCAGGCGATCTTCTACTCCCTGAACCTCAACAAGTCCGAGCTGGCGCGTGACGCGCTGCTGGAACTGTTCCCGCTGCTGGTGGACAAGTACGGGCCGATGGCCGCCCAGGTCGCTGTCGAGTGGTACCGCGAGGTGCTGCCAGGCACGAGCCCGGTGGCCGCCTCCAGCGCTTACCCGCTGGAGGCGCTGCAGAAGAAGGTGCGGTACGCGGCCGGCGACCTGTTCACGGATGACCCGTACGGCACCCTGCGCAACCTGACCGGTGCGCTGGGCAAGTACGTGCGCCAGCCTGGCCGGGACACCATCCAAATCAACGCCATGCGCGACAAGGTCGGGTGGGCGCGAGTCCCGAGAGGGCCCCGAACCTGCTCGTTCTGCCTGGTGCTGGCCAGCCGCTCCGGCGCCTGGCTTTACAACACCAAGGAGAAGGCCCTGTCCCGCAAGTCGGACGGCCAGGAGTACCACGGCAACTGCAACTGTGAAGCAGTCCTGGTGCGCGAGGCCGACGAGATGCCCGAGGGGTTCGATCACCAAGGCGCGTACGTCGCCTACACGATCGCCCGAGAAGCAACCAAAGAAGCCAACCCCACCACCGCTGAGATCACCTATCAGATACGACGTCTGTTCCCGGAGATCGTCACCGATGGTGTGGTGGCCCCACTGTGAAACCTCGGCCGGCACGACGCCGGCCGAGGCAGTCCGCCGTGCGATGCGGCAACCCTACTCAAAGGAGATTCCCATGCGAACCAGCAACCCGGTACACCTGCCCCACTCGATGAACCTGCCCTACTACATGACCGCGATGGGCATGCAGTGCGCACGCTTCGTCGCAGGCAACAACGGCGCCGGCAGCACCGGCACCGTGACCAGCACCGACTCGAACAGCGGCGCAGGCAACAACGCAGCCACCAGCCCCGCCGGCGACGGAAACAACGGGGACGACGACGAGGTGCTGGGCGAGCCCGGCAAGAAGGCCCTCGACTCCGAACGGGCCCGCGCCAAGAAGCTCGAAAAGCAGCTGGCCGAAGCCAACAAGAAAATCCAGGACGCCGAGGACGCGAAGCTCTCCGAACTGGACCGGGAAAAGAAGCGCGCAGCCGACGCGGAAACACGCGCCGCCGCCCTCGAAAAAGAGAATCTCCGCTTCAAGGCGCTCGCCGGCAAGAACATCCCCGAAAAGTACCACTCGCTGGTGCAAGGGGAAACCGCCGACGAACTAGAAGCCTCGGCCGCCCTGGTCGCCGAACTCCACGGCACCCATCTGGCCGGCAACACAGGCGACAACGGCAATGGCGGATCAGGAACGCCTTCGAAGCCAAAAGTAGACCCCATCCCCGGTTCCGGAACCGGGGGCGGAGAAACCAACCCGAACTCGGTGGACGCTGGCAAAGCCCTGCACCAACAGCGCCACGGAAAGAAATAGGGAGAAACCCCAATGGACATCAACGTCACCCGCAAAACCTACGGCGCAGAAGACCAGTCCTGGCTCGGCTCCGCCCACGGCACCAACGCCATCCAGACCATCACCATCGACACCAGCGGCTTCACCAAGGCCACCCACTACCCGGGCGGCTACCTCAAGTCCGGCCTGCCGCTGATGAAGAAGGGCGACGGCACCTACACCCTCTGGGCCGCAGCCGAAGAGGAAACCCCCGAGAACGTCCTCGCGGGCTTCCTCTTCACCAGCACCCGCGTCCCCACCGGTGGCGGCAAGGTCGGCGCAGCCATCCTTGAGCACGGCCGGGTCAAACTGGACAAGCTCCCCGTCACCGTCACCCCAGAAGCCCAGGCAACCGCCAGCGGCCGCATCATCTTCGCCTAAGGAGGCACAACATGGCGCTCGAACTAGACGACCGCTACATCGGCGCAGCCGCACTCACCGGATACGTCCGCGCCGCGCTCGCCGAGGAAGAACAGAATCAGTTCGACCTACAGCGATTCCTGCCTGATACCGAGGTGGATGACATTGAATACCGGGCGATGACCGGTGGCGGTGGCCTGGCCCGGGTGGCCAAGTTCCGCTCCTTCGACACTGAGTCGCCGATCGGTGCACGTCGGGGATTCTCCGACCTGTCCGGGCAGCTGCCCCCGATCTCGGAGAAGATCCGTCTCGGCGAGTACGACCGGTTGCAGTGGCGAAATGCTCCTGAAGCGATCCGGGACGCGATCTTGGACGACGGTGTGGAGCAGGCTCGGAAGATCCATGCACGGGCAGAGGTTGGTCGTGGCCAGCTGCTGATGTCCGGCAAGGTCACCATCGAGGAGAACGGTCTGGTCCTGGAGGCTGACTTCGGCCGGAAGGCCGCGCATAGCCCGACCGCGGGGACTCTGTGGTCGCAGGAAGGCTCCAAGCCTGTCGATGACCTGTTGGCTTGGCGCGACGTATACCGCGGCACCAATGGCATCCGCCCGGGCACCATGCTGGTCAGCTCCGCAATCGAAGCAGTGCTGTTGCGTCACCCGCAGATCCGGGCAATGACCCTCCCTGCCGGGGCCACCACCCAGATCGTCACGGTCGCCGCGCTGCAGGAGCTGTTCCGCGCATTGTCGCTGCCGGCTTACGAGGTGTATGAGGCGCAGGTCGCCGATGACAACGACGAGGCGTTCGACATCCTGGATCCGAACCACGTGCTGTTCCTGCCGCCGGCTGGCCGCAAGATCGGTGAGACGGTGTGGGGCGTGACTGCGGAGGCCATGGACGCCAACTACAAGATCGACCGCACCGAGCGTCCGGGCATCGTCGTCGGGTCCTACTCGGAAAACGATCCGGTGTCGCAGTGGACCAAGGCATCGGCGATCATGCTGCCGATCGCTCCGAACGTGAACCTGACCCTCGGGGCCAAGGTTCTCTAAACCATCCGTTTAGGAGGAAGGCCGGGCGCTTGTCTGGCCTTCCTCCCCATCTAAGGAGATGACGATGCCTGAATTTACTGGCGCATACGCGTGCCATGATGCTGCCGGCAAACTACATCAGTTCCTGCCGGGTGAACCGGTGCCGGAGTGGCTGCGCGAGAGTGTGGGCAAGCACCTGCTCTCCGGTCCGTGGCCCGCCCGCCGCGGCAAGTCCGCTGCGAAGCCGGATCCGAACAAGGAGCCGGAGAAGGGGCAGCAGGAAGAGCCGCAGACCCAGGAGGAACCGCCGGCAGGCGATGCCCCCCAGGCCGAGGGTTCTGACGAGGACAGCAAGCAGGACGGGAACGGCCCGGACGGCGATCAGGATCTGAGCTTCACTGGTGACGGTGACGCGGGTTCTGACGCAGACGGGGAGCCGGCCAAGCCTGCCACTCGTTCCCGCGCCAAGACCGCCGCCAAGAAGTAGGCCGTCATGGCCGAGCCTTTGGCAAGTCTGCAGGACTTCAAGGCGCACTGGCCACACCTGCCGCAGGAGGACATGACCGAGGCGGAGCAGAAGCTGAAGGAAGCGTCGCTCAAGGTGCGCAACCGGTTCAAGGACATCGACACCAGGATCGCTTCCGGTGACATTGATCGTGACATGGTCACGCTCGTTGTTTGCCGGATGGTGAAGCGTGCGATGGACGTGCCGGAAGACGTACCGGAGAACGCAACCCAGTTGAGTTTCGCCGCTGGAGCGTTCAGCCAGAACTTGTCGTTCCGGAACACTGACGGGGCGATCTACCTGGGGCGTGAGGATCTTCGGGATCTCGCGCCCCAGGACGCTGAGGGCCAGTTCTTCAACATCATGCCGAGGTAAGGGGGCGACCATGACGATAGTCCAGAAGTTCCCGAAGTCCTGGCGCATGGATGTGGTGGTGCTGCGGGGTGGTGGCCGCGACGAGATGAACAGGCCGAAGCCGGTGACAGAGATCCCGGTGAAGGATTGTTTGATCGCGCCGCGGGCCACCGCCGAACCACTGGACTGGTCCGATCTGACTTCTGATGACCATGTGCTATACCGCGACCCTGACCGTGATTTCAGCTTTCAGTCCACTGACCAGATCCGCACCCCGGACGGGGTGCTGTGGTCGGTGACTGGATCGCCGAAGGTATGGCCGTTGGGGGTCGAGGTTCCGTTGAAGAAGGGATGAATGATGGCTCTTGCAAGTGTGCCCGGTACAGGTGGGAAGTACCGCGCTGACCCGCGTGGCCTCGCGGAGATTGGAAGGTCTCAGGACCTGGGCGATGTCTCGCTTGACGCCGCGCAGCGCGGTGCAGCCCTGGGCCGCAAGTATGACCCGGACGGCACCTATAGTGCCGAACCGCGGGGCGTGCGCGCTGGACGAGACAACGAGTTCCGTGCTGGTGCGGCCGTCGTGCAGGACGAGCCCGGTTTCCCTGCAGCCCGCGACAAGGTGCTAGCCGATGTCGTGGCGGGGCTGGAGTCGCAGCGTGGATGACCTCGAATTCCCCGATGGGGTGATGGCGGTCCTGGACCTGATCCGGGGCAAGGAGTTCGCCGGCCAGACGTTGAACGCCGGCAAGTACATGCCGACCGACAAGTACGGGCAGCTGGAGAAGGTGCCGTTCGCGCTGGTGGTCGGCGAGGGCGGCACCCCGGGCTACGTGGACCAGGTGGAACGCCTCCGCGTCGAGGTGTACGCGCCCTTCGACGAGGCACTGGAGATTGCCAAGGCAATCAAAAAGCAGATCGTTGGGACGGACATCGACACTTCGGCCGGGTTCCTGGACAAGATCAAGCCCGACCAGGTCCCCACCGACGTGCCCTACGCCGGTGACCTGTCCAAGGCCACCCTGCTGCTGTCAATCACTTCGCGGCCGAAGGACTAGCCGCCCTACCAAGTATTCGCCTCTGGCCACCTTCGGGTGGCCATTCGCATTTAAGGAAGCAACCATGCCAACTTTTGACACCATCCGTACCGGGGCGGACAACCGTTCCCTGGTCCGCAAGATCCAGAAAGCGGTCGCATTCTTCCGGCCGAAGTCCGAGGAGGGGCTACCAACCTCGCTCTATGAGGGTGGCAGCCTGGTCGATCTGAAGGCTGCCGGCTGGATTCCGCTCGGCCTGGTGAGCCCGGACGGGTACACCTTCGCCGGTGAGCGTGAAAACGCGACCGTGGACGCCCTCGGATATTCGACCTCGATCCGCTCCGACGTGACCAAGGTTCCCCGCACCATCGCCACCACCGCACTGGAAAGCGGGAAGAAGGCGGTCGAGGAACTCAAGCGCGGCGTGGACCTGACCAACGTGACTCAGGACCCCACCACCGGCGAGATCACCTACGACGAGGGCGCACTACCGGTGGACAAGGAATACGAGCTCATCGTGGTCGGCGCAGACGGCCCACCGGACGCCGAATGGATCATGGGCAAGGGCTACCCCTCGGTGAAGCTCGCAAACCTCGGAGACGAGGTCTGGGGCGGCGAAGACGCGGTGGCCTCCGAGATCACCCTGGACGTGTTCACCGACGACAAGACCGGCACCCCGGTCCGTCACTTCCTGGCCGGCACCGGCGCACTGAAGTACAAGGACATCCTCGGCTACACCCAGGCCGAAGCCGGCTAAACCGCAGCCCACACACAAGCTGGTGTGCGCCGTTGCCCCCGGAGCGGCGCACACCCTTTCACCCATCCGGGAAACCTGAAGGAGGCCCATCGTGGCAAAGCTCGAAAAGGGCGACCACACCGTGGAGACCAACATCCCCACGGAAATCACCCAGCTACAGCACCACGGCTACAAGCTCGTGGAAACCGACACCACCACCAAACCCGCAACCACCGGCGACGAAAAGCCGGCCGACACCGCGGACGACAAGGCCGACGACAAGAAGCCGGCCACCACCAAGGCCAGCAGCAAGCCGGCCACCAAGACCGAAACCAAGAAGTAGAAAAGAATCCGGGGGACCCACAATGACTGACACACCAAAAATCGACCTGGTACTCACCGACCTCGAAAAAGAGATCGCCACACCAGAACCGTACATCGTCGTCCTACCCAAAAACCGCCGCATCACCTTCAAAGACCCCTTCGGCTTCCGCGTCTCCGAACGCAAGGAAATCCTCGACCTGTACGACGCAGCCCAACGCGGACAAGCAGACGACCTGGAATTCCTCAAGCGAATCCTCACCGAAGCGGACTACAAGAAATACGTAGACGCCGACCTGCCCATCCGCACCCACGCCGCCCTCGTCCAACGCGTCATGGCCCACTTCGAAGGAAACATGGGCGACGAGGGAAAAGGCAACGACTAACCGGACTACTCACTAAATACCGGGCCCAAATCCGCGCAGACCTCCACGAGGTCTACAACGTGGACCTAGCCCAATGGGTCACGGACGGGCGCTGGACAGCACTACTCGAACTCATCGACCAGCTCCCGTCCGCCTCCCGCTACTACGAAGCCATCTCACAAGACGACGAAACCGCCGAGATGCTCCTACAGCTCACCGAAGACAACGAAGATCCCAAAAACCAGGAACCCTGGTCACCACGAGTCGCCGAGTACAACCTCACCAACACACTCCTCGTCGCACTCATCAACGAGATCAAAACACTCCGACTCTCCGGACAAGCAGTAGCAGGCGCCAAACCCAAAAAAGAGAAACCCTTCCCAGCACCCCGCACCGCACTCGAACGAGCACGCGCTCGCCGTGAGGAGCAGGAGGCTAAGCGGATCGCGTTTAAGTTCGGTTTTTCTGAAGCTGATTTCAACTAACCATTTTCTAGCGAGAGGGCCACCCCAGTTGCGGGGTGGCCCTCTTCTTTCATTAGGGGGTTCCCGTGCCTGTTGTCGGTGTAGCCGAGATCCTCGTTGTCCCGAGTTTCAAGGGAACCCAGTCGAAGATCGGCAAAGAATTTACCGGCATGTCCCAGAAGGAGGGCAAGAAGGCCGGCGGGTTCATGTCGAACGCCTTGAGCACCGCTGCGGGCATCGGTATAGCCAAGACCGGCGCGGTGCTGGCCAAGGGGCTGGGGGCCGCGTTTACGAAGGGGTTCAGTCGCCTGCAGGCTATCGAGCAGGCTAAGGCGAAACTGACCGGCCTGGGCCACTCGGCGCAGAACGTCGAACTGATCATGACCAACGCCAACGCCGCGGTAAAGGGCACCGCCTTCGGCCTTGGCGAAGCAGCCACCGTGGCGGCCAACGCGGTCGCCGCCGGTGTGAAGCCGGGCCAGGACCTGGAACGCACCCTGAAGCTTGTTTCGGATGCCTCCACAATTGCTGGCACCGACATGGCGTCCATGGGCGCGATCTTCAACAAGGCCGCCGCCTCGAACAAGGTACAGATGGATGTCATCAACCAGCTGCACGATGCTGGCGTGCCTGCCCTGCAGCTCATCGCCAACGAGCTGGGCGTCACCGCCGAGGAAGCCTCCAAGATGGCATCCAAGGGTGAAGTGGACTTCGCGACCTTCCAGAACGCCATGGAGAAGGGTATGGGCGGCGCCGCCCAGGAGTCCGGCAAGACCCTGAAGGGCGCGTTCGACAACTCCATGGCCGCGATCGGCCGCTTCGGCGCCAACCTCATGGAGGGCGTCTACCCGCAGGTGCGGGACTTCTTCAACGGCTTCATCCAATTCATGCAGCCCCTGGAACAGCAAGCCAAGGTTGTAGGCGAAGCTGTGGGCAAATTCTTGGGCAAGGTCACCAAGGGCATCCAGGGCGTTTTCGAGATCCTCGTCCAGGGCAACTTCTCCGGCGTCCTGCGTGAGACCTTCGGCATCGAGGAAGATCACCCACTGGTGAACTTCCTGTTCAACGTCCGGGACATCATCGGTGAGGTCATCGGTGGGATCAAGGCATTCGGCGCCGCATGGGTCTACAACGACGGGGAAATCACTTCCTCCGGCCTGCCCGGATTCATGGAACGACTGGGCTACTACGCCCGGCAGGCCTTCGATTTCCTGATGCAGCACAAGGAGATCCTTGCCGCGCTGACCGGCGCGATCATTGGCTGGGTCGCGGTCATGAAGACCGTGGCGATCATTAAGCAGATCAAGGGCTGGATCACCGCGGCGACCGCCGCCCAGTGGGGTCTGAACGCTGCCATGCAGTTCTTCACCAAGACCAACATCATCGGGCTGATCGTTGCGGGCATCGCCGCACTGGTGGCCGCCTTCATCTACCTGTGGAAGAACAACGAGGGCTTCCGGAACTTCTTCATCGGGGCGTGGGAGGCGATCAAGGGCGCAGTCGGCGCTGCCGTCGAGTGGATCCGCGGGGCCCTGTCGAATATGGGCGAGTTCTTCTCGTCCATATGGCAGTGGGTCCAGCAGACCACCGACGCCGCGGTCTCGTGGATCGGTGGCGCACTGTCAGGACTGGGCGAGTTCTTCTCGTCCGTGTGGCGGAGCATCACCGATGCCGTAGGCGCCGGTGTCGAATTCATCCGGAACGCGGCCGGCAGTATTGCCGGGTTCTTCCGAGACACGGTCGCACCTGCCTTCACGTGGCTGTACGAAAGTATCGTGAAGCCGGTGTGGGAGGGCATCAAGCTCGCGATCACTATCGCGCTCACCCCGATTGTGGCCGCGGGCATGGCGCTGGTGTGGTTCTACAAGAATGTCCTGGCCCCTGTATTCACCTGGCTCTACGAGAATGTGGTGAAGCGGGTCTGGTCGGGGATTCAGAAGGTGATTGATTTTGTGGTGCGCGCCGTCCAGGGGTACATCAACCTCTGGGTTTCGTTGTTCCGCAATGTCCTCGCCCCGGCGTTCCAGTGGATTCTGAACAACATTGTCATCCCGGTGATGAACGGTATCCGCGCCGGGATAGCTGGCATGTGGAATTTTGTGAAGAGCATCTTCGTGAAGATGGACCTGTTCATCAGGACTGTCCTCGCGTTGGCGTTCACGTGGCTCCGCGATTCGGTGATCACCCCGGTCTGGAACTGGATCAAGTCCACGATTTCGAATACGTGGAATGGGATCAAGCAGATTTTCTGGAACATCGTGAATTTCATTCGCGGCGTCCTGTCTGCTGCGTTCACCTGGTTGCGGGATTCTGTAATCACGCCGGTTTGGAACGGGATCAAGTGGCTCACCTCCGCTTGGTGGAACGGGATCAAGCTGATTTTCAGCACAGCGATTTCGTTTGTCCGAAACAGCTTGGCGAAGGTCTTCACCTGGCTGCGTGATTCGGTGATCACTCCGGTGTGGAACGGCATCAAAAACGTCATCTCATCCGTATGGGACAAGGGCATCAAACCCGTGTTCGAGCGGCTCCGAGATTTCGTGATGGAGACCCTGCCGAACGCTTTCAAGAAGGGCGTCGATTTCATTGAGAAGGTCTGGAAGAAGGTCGCGAATGTAGCCCGCAAGCCGATCAACTTTATCGTGGAGACCGTCTACAACAAGGGTCTAGTTGCGGCGTTCAACGGCGTGGCCGACACGATCAAGCTGGACGAGAAGTGGCGGCTGAAACCGGCCGCGCCGATTCCTGAATTCTACCGTGGCGGCTGGACGGGCCCGGGCGGCAAGTACGACGAGGCCGGCATTGTGCACGCGGACGAGTTCGTGGTCCGCAAGGAGTCACAGCGCGACCTGCGCCGCAAGGCTCCCGGGCTCCTGGACGCGATCAATCGGTACGGCGCTGCAGCGCTCGGCTACGCGAACGGTGGCCTGGTGCGGCCAGTGCGTGGCGGTCGGATGACTTCCGGGTTCGGTTCCAGCCGCGGGCGCTACCCTCATGCTGGCCTGGATTTGGCAGTACCGGTTGGCACCCCGGTGCTTGCGTCCATGGCTGGCACCGTGCTGCGGGCCGCGTGGAACGCGATCACCGGTCGCACCGGCCTGGGCGTGTTCCTTGGCCATGAGGGTGGCCGGAACACGTACTACGGGCACTTGTCGAAACTGCTGGTCAAGGCCGGCGAGACGGTGCGCAAGGGCCAGAAGATCGCGCTGTCCGGTAACACCGGCAACTCGTCTGGACCTCACCTGCACTGGGAGACCTGGACGGGCGGTAAGGCGGTCAACCCGGCCCCGTACTTGTCTGGGGCGCTGCTGCCAGAGGGCGCTGAGGGCGCGGACGGTGGCGGCGGCTGGAACCCGCTGGCACCGATCTTGGCGTTGAAGGACTCCATGGTCGGGAAGTTCAAAAAGGCCTTCGCCGGCGGGAACTTCTGGACCGAGATGGCAGGCGGTGCGGTAACACGATTGATCACCGGGCCGGTCGATTGGATCAGGGAGCAGTTCGCGAAGATCGGCGACTTCACGCGCGACTCGTGGGGCAACGTGAAGGACTTCTTCAACGGGCCTGACAGCGCGGTGCAGAAGGCCGTGCGCGGGGTCGCAGCCGGGTACGGCTGGGATTCGGGGCGCCACTGGAACGCCTTGTCGAACATCATCAAGAAGGAATCCAGTTGGGATCCAAACGCCGCGAACCCTGGAAGTACTGCGCGTGGTCTGTTCCAGATCATGGAGTCGTACCACGGGAAGGTTCCATCAGATCCGGCAGCGCAGGCCCGCCAAGGGCTGAAGTACATCCAGGGGCGGTACGGCGACCCGGAGAAGGCGTGGAAGTACTGGAAGAGCCACGGCAATTACGCCGATGGTGGCCTGGTGAAGCCGAAGCTGTTCGACCAGGGAGGCGTCCTGCCTCCGGGGTTGAACACGCTGCTGAACGCGACCGGGAAACCGGAAGCGATTCTGAACCCACCCCAGTGGGACGCGGTGGTCAAGTCCATTGAGGTGGCCCGTCAGGTTGCTGACGGCAAGTCGGTCACCCAGTACAACTACCACGCAGGCGAGAGCGGCGGCTCGGCGAAGGACTTCTTCGACACCGCGGCCTTCGAGGAACGGAAGCTGTCACGGACGGGAGGTCGTCGATGATCGATCAAGGCCAGATGATCGCCCGTCTTGGCGGGGTCGAGTTCGGTGGTCTCGGTGATCTCATCATCCAGGAGTTTGACCCTGGGGACACAGAGATCACCGTGAACGACGCGAACATCCCCATGGGGGACGGGGTCATGGTGGGGCGTGACTTCCTGGGCGGTAAGACCTGGGGGTTCACGCTGGCCACGAACCGGGCCGATGTGGAGGGGGCGCGCCGCACAGCAGCTCAACTGGGCGCGGTGTGGCGTTCCCCCTCCATCCGGCGTACCCCGGGCGCGGTGGTGCCGCTGTCGTACCGGGTCGGCTCGCAGTGGCGGCGCGTGTATGGCCGCCCCGGGCGGTGGGCTGACCCCATCCCTGACGTGCGCGCCATGCAGGGCGTCATGGTGGTGGCCTTCGATTTCCGGGTGACTGATCCACGGCATTTCGCTGAGGACGAGTCAGTGGTCACTTTGACGGTGGTTCCGACATCTACTGGTGGCCTGCGGTTCCCAGCGCGTGCCCCGTTCCGCTTCAACTCGCGTGGCGGGGAGCGTGTCGGCCTGGTGGACAACCAGGGTGACGCGGCCACCCCGCTGACAGTGACGTTCCACGGTCCCTGCCGTGACCCGAAGGTGGTTGCGGCTGCGGGCTGGGAGATCGGCCTAGTCGGTTCCCTCGCCTATGACGTGTCGGTGACCGTAGACGCCCTGAGTAAAACGGTGACGCGTTCGGACGGTGCCGAGGTGCCGGGGATGCTGACCCGCGCCACCGTGCTGTCCAGGGCGGAGCTTCCGGTGGGTCAGTCGGACATTACTTTCACCTGCGTAGACGAGACAGCAACCGCGAAAGCTGTGCTGTCTTACCGTCACGCTTACACAACCCTTTAGGAGGACCATCGTGGCTTTAGACAATGTTCCGTGGGCGGTCACTGGCGCGGAGGTAACTGCGGCGGTCGCTCGCCAGGAACTCTATGATTCCACCTCTGGTGCCGAGGGCGTTTCGGCGGTGGGGGCGTTGAAGGTTCAGGCGTTGCAGACTCCTGGCCCGAAGATTCGGATTGCGCCGGGCGGGGCGCTGCTGACCAACCGGTACAACGGCGGTGCTGGCCAGTCGTACGCGGCACGGAACGCCACCCAGACCGAGATCCCTGTCACCGCTACTGGCTCAGCTGGTGGACGCACCGATCTGGTGGTGTTGCGCATCCTTGACCCGGAGTTCGAAGGGCAAGCACCGGAGGACCCGGACGAGTTCAGCTACACCCGGATCAGTGTCATTGAGGGTGTCTCGTCCAACACGAAATCGGTGAAGGATCTGAACCTCACGTATCCGGCAATCGCGCTGGCGCGGATCAGCATCCCGGCGTCCACCGCGACGATCACGAATGCGATGATCACTGACTTGCGGGTGATGGCCCGGCCGCGCACGGATGATGTGTGGCGGCCCCGCCCGAACGTGGTGGCAGACCGGGAGACGCTGAAGGCTGCCGGGGCTGATGGGGAGTATTTCCCGAACGCGGGCGGTGAGCAGCATATCGCGATTCCGGAGTGGGCGACCCGGGTTCAAATCCGGGCCACGTGGATGCAGGTGCGCCTTGAGGAGGGCAAGAACTTTGGTCAGGCTTGGGTGGAGTTCGGGCCGTACTTGCGGCCTTCAACCCGCAAGTACAAGACGCAGCAGTACAACTGGGATGGGTCTGAGGCTGGCGGGGTGTCCCGTCAAGTGTGGATTGTTGAGGACGATGTTGCGGTGCCCGCCGAGTTGCGGGGGACGACGCAGCCGTTCGTGATGAAGGCCCGTTATAACCAGGCCGGTGGTGCGTGGATCGCTTCGATTGATGAGATGTCCGGGGTTTCGTTGGTGGTGCGGTTCTTGGAAGTCGCCGATCCTTCGACCACGTAGTAGGAGGTTCATGGTGTGGCGTTTCCAGTTGCTGAGTTTGCCTAACCGGCAGTGGATTGACCGGGACGTGAAGCTTACCGGCGGCGAGGTGTCTCGGGGGTTGTCTGGGCCTGTCAGCATTTCGGGTGCTTTGCCTACTGAGATTTCGCATTTGCTCGGATCTGATGGGCTGCCGAAGGTGCGGGAATGGGGGTGCGGCGTTGTCGCCCAGTACGCTTCGTTGCCGCCAGTATTCGGGATTGTGGACAAGGTAGCTGCTGAGGGGCAGAAGCTGAGCGTCGAGGCGGGCGGGTTCACCATGTACCCGACCGGGCAGCCATGGTTGGGTCCGGACTTCGCAGGAGTCGAGGTGGACCCGCTGGACATGCTCCGCAAGATCTGGGATCACCTTCAGTCCTACCCTGACGGGGATCTGCGCGTGAGAGTTGACCCGCTCAAGTCCCCGGTAAGGGTGGGTGAGGAAGAACGAACGGTCGAGTTCACCACTGGGGAAGGTGAGGCCGTCGAGTTTGAGACTGGCCCGTTCCGGTTGGCCTGGTGGGCCACTGATGATTTGGGCAAGGTGCAGTCTGACCTGGTGACCGATACGCCGTTCGACTACCGGGAGCACAGCATGTGGGACGGGGAGGGCATCCGGCACCGCCTGGAGCTGGGCTACCCGACCCTGGGTGTGCGCCGCACCGAACTGCGGTTTGAGATCGGAGTGAATGTGAAAGTGGTTCCAGGAGCCGAAGGCCTGGACTACGCATCCGAAGTGCTGCTCATGGGTGCCGGCGAGGGCCGCGACAAGGTGCGCGCCCACACCACCGCTCCCCGTGAACGACTGCGCCGTGTGCACGTGGACACCGACAGCAGCCTTCGCTCCAAAAAGTCCGCTGAAGCCGCAGCCCGGCCCATGCTCGAAACCCTGACCGGGCAGACCGGTATCCAGGAACTGGTAGTCACCGACCACCCCAACGCCAGGTACGGCACCTATGAGCCCGGGGACGAGATCCAGGTTCTCGGGGACATGGGGTGGGTGCGCTCCGGCATGTGGGTGCGTATCCAAGAAATTACAGCCGACGTTGATTCCGGCGACATACGACTTCAGGTGGTGATGGTGTGATGGGACGCGTCCATGATTCGAACGTGCGGCGTATCGCCCAGGACATTGCCGCTCTCAAGCGGGATATGCGAGTGGTGAAGAACCGTAAACCCGGGCTGGCGCACTCGTCTATCGAGGACGGCGCGATCCGGGAGTACGACAAGGACGGTGTCCTGGTTTCCCAGAGCGGGAAGCAGCCGGATGGCACCCACAACCACGTCGTGGTGAACGGGCCGAAGCCGCCGAAGCCTGCCGGCCTGACCGCATCGACTCAGCCGGGTCTGATCGAGATCCGCTGGAACGGGAAATTTGCCGGCGGAGCGGTCTCGCCCTTGGACCTGAAACACGTGGCCGCCTACGTCGTGCCGTCAGGTGAGTTCCTGGACCTGTCCGACCAGGCCGGTGTGATGACCGGTGAACTAGGTGACAACATTCAGGTGCAGGTCACCGCTGGCGGGTACACCGTCTATCTTGTGGCCTGGTCTCTGGCCGGGAAGTTCTCTGACGCCGCCGGCCCCGCGCCAGTCCTGGTGACGCCACCGGCTGACCCAATCGAGATCCAGGGCGCGCTGGATGACCTGAATGAACGCTACGACGGGGTCATCACCGAAGCCGGCAACCTCGGCAACCGACTCAACCAAGCCGAACACGAACTCACCGAACACGACCAACGCCTCGGCAAGAACGAAACCGACGTCAACGAAGCGCTCGCCGGTGATGTGGATATTGATCGCCTGGCTATCGGTAACGGCGTAATCCGCGATCTGGTGGCCCAGCATATTGCTGGTAAGACAGCTGCCTTCCAGGAAGTGGACATCAAGAACCTGTTCGTCACGACAGGCACCCTGACTGAGGCTGTGATTAACCGGCTGTGGACTGAGGTGGTCATGTCCCGGAAAATCACTGCACAAATGATGGCTATCGGTTCGTTTGACAATCTCGTGCCAGACCCTTCATTTGAGTCTTGGGGTGAAACCGGTGGGCGAGACTGGCGCGACGATGACGCCGGATACGTAACCGTGTCCAATGAAGCTGGCGCGGCACGAACAGGCAACTGGGGCATGAAGTTTGCTTCCGATGTCCCACGTTCCACCAATTCCTACTACCACGATGCTTACATCTCTGTAGGTGCAGGTGAGTATTTCAAAGCGGGCCTTCACTACAAGGTGGCGGCTGGGGCAGGATCAGCGCGCATACGGTTCTACGAGTACAACTCCGCGGGAACCTACCTCAGGTCCGCGCTTGGTGGTGAGGACGAGCTGTCGGCTGCAGGCTGGACTAAAACCCAGTATGCACGTCAAGTCTCAGCAGACGCTTCATACATTCGGATCCGCATGTACTTCACTGCAACGGCAGCGAACACGGTCATCTACGCAGACGATGTCTACTGCAACCGCATGAACGCGGGCGAGCTGCTTGTTGATGGGGCTGTCACTGCGGAGAAGGTTGCGGCGAACGCGATCAAGGCGTACCATGCGGACTTTGACAGCTTCTTCGCTAATACCGGGTTCGTTTCACAGCTGCGTTCCAAGGGAATCATCCTGCTAGATGAGACCGGCGCAGAGACCGTGAACCTGACTGGTGAGGGCGAAAACTTCATCACGATCAGAGACGGCGCGACCGGTGATGACCTAGTGACCATTGATGAGTCCGGTGGCATGTCGGCTCAGTCCCTGGCTGTGGTCGGTGAAGCGCGCATGGATGGTGCCGTGGTGACGGGTGGCGACCCGATCAGTGGGGGCCACGGCTCTGGTGAGTTCGGTGTGACCATGAACGGGCGCGACATGCTCGGGGCAACGTTCATGAACTATGTGGAGCAGCACCCGAACGTCGCTGATGGCAATGCCTGGCTAACCGTTATCCCGCACGGGGTGGTGGCACACCAGGAAGTATCCACTCCAAACCAGGGGTGGAATGCTACCGGTGGTATCGATCACTGTCGTATCCGTGCGGTAGTGACACTGAATGCTGTCTATGGGCGCATGTACCAGATCACTTACCGCACCCCCGCGGTCAAGGAAACCTCCAACGTAGGAGGAACGATCGGGGGCGCTCACCTGGTTTATTCGGCACCGAACGGCTCGATAGCGGCGGGCGCATCCGGCAACAGGTCACTGACCGGGTCACGCTACTATCTGCGTGGCGGTGACGGGTTCGACCAGGCAATGGTGACCACGTATGCCCGCTGCCCGGAGGACATCCCGGAAGGGAAGATCATGCTCGGCCCCGAAGTGTATGTCTACTCTGGGCGGGCAGCGGTGGCAACTGATGTGAACGCCACCGCCCGCTGGTCGGTTGTGGTCGCTGACCTTGGTATGCGGCGCTCCTCCTACACGGGTAGGGACATCGACTCGAACAAGCAGGGCACCGCACCACCTCCAGCACCTACACCTGACCCGGACCCGGTGAAACGGTATTTCGAGGAAGTGCCGGCTTCTTGGTGGCAGGCGTACACGGGCAACAACTCCCAGGCCACGCACTCCACGTACGCGGGAGCCGCTGCTCAGGGGCGGACACCATACGCGCCCGGTAACGGTGTGATGCGTGGCCTGGTCGGTTTCCCGTCCCAGGCGTCCCGGCTGTCGGGTGCGACGGTGAAAAAGATCGAGGTGTACGTGTACGCCAAATCGTGGCATGCCTCCGCTGGAGGTACTGCGGTGCTAGGCGTGCACGGGCATGGCTCTAAACCGTCCACCTGGTCCTCAACCACCGACAACGTCACCTACCAGAAAATGAAACGCCCCGAAGGCCGGTGGATCACTCTGCCGTCCTCGGTGCACGCCGGGTTCAAATCCGGGGCGCTGCGCGGCGTCAGCTTCTTGCCGCCGAATGGTTCCACCTCGACCGAGTACTACGGAATCTTTACCGGCAACAAAACCAAGCTGCGCATCACCTACGAAAAATAAGCACCCAGTAAGAGGGGCAGGACGACCATGTTCTGCCCCTCTTTGGTGTGCCCATGAAGGAGGGAAAAGTGTCCGAAACAAATGAGCAGGCTGAACCGGATGAGGCCATCGAACCCGATGACACTATCGAGCTGACCGAGGCGTTGGAACAAATTGAAGAGTCGGCGCCTGAGCCGAGGAGTGAGTCGTTGTTTCTGGCTGCGGCTCGGGCCATGGATGACGAGACGATCAAGTGGCGGATCCAGTCCGCTGTTCTGTTCCATGCCCAGGGGCTTCTCAAGGAGGGCGGCAACAACAGTAATTATGCGATCCATGCGGTAATGAATCCGCACCAGCTGGACCCGACGATGATGGCGCTGGTCCTGGTTGACGAAGCGATCGCCAAGCAAGTCAAGGTCAGCGAGAACGGGGACCGGGTGGATACTACTGGCGTACCCGACGAAACCATTCTCACCCGGGTGAAGCAGGCGTGGCCGTTGGTCGCGTTCAAGTACCCGAACAACCCTCTGCAAGCAGGGTGAGCGTCATGCCTCAACGGTTGGTGACGAAGATCTGGCTGTCGTTGCAGGAGCCGCGGAAGATCACGGCGATGCAGACGATGCTTTACCTGTTGGTCGCGTTCGCTGGGGTCGGAGTCTTGCTGTGGACTCCGACCAGTATTGAGGGCCGCATCGGTCTGGGTCTGACGATCATGTGGGGGTGGTTTGCCCTGCTGGGCGGCGTCCTTGGGGCGTGGGCGACACCGGGCGGGCGGTGGTATTTGGAGCGGGCCGCGATCTGGTTGTGCGGGACCGCGGTCTTGTTCTATCTGCTTATTGTGGGGTATTTGCAGGTCACGACATCGGGTAACCGTCTGGTTCAGATGGCGTTTATCGCGATTGCTGGGGTGGCCCTTGGCATTCGGTTTGAACGGATCCGGGAGTTCGATTACGAGCCTGGCAAGTAGGAGGCCAACGCCATGGATTGGCCGCAATACATTCTGTCGCTCATCGGCGCGCTCGGTGGCGGCCTGACGATCCGGGAGATCATCGGCGCGATCAGCCGGTCCCGTTCTGGCAAGACCCAGGCTGAGCGGGTGGAGAACAAGTCCTTGGTGGCCCGTACCCGGTACGCGGAGGACATGGCCGAGTATGAGCGCAGCTACCGCCGGCAGGTCGAGGATCATGCTGCGAACGCCCGCCGTATTGCCAGGGAGCGGGGAGCCACGATTGAAGAGCTGGGCCCGTGGCCATTGCCTCCGGAGCCGCCACCGCGGCCGAAGGATGACCCGGAGACCAGCACCATCTAAGACCGTCCGACATGGCGGTCTTTTCTTTTTGGAGGCGTGATGACTGTTGTACGAATTTTCCGAGCCCGCCCTGGTGGTCCGGGGAACGGGTGCCGGCGCCGGTGGGGTTTACTCGGAGGGTGCTGGAGCTGACTGGTCGGCTGGATGCGGACTTGGAGCCTACGGTTGTCGGCTGACTGACACGTCGAGTCCTCTGGCGGTGGCCGGGGCGGTGGTGCGAGCTTTGGGGGAGCTAGCGCCGTGCCCCGGCCACGGCAGCACGACCACTTGGGGGATAGTCCTGCCGCCACCAACAACTGTTGGTCTGGTAGCACAATATTCTGATTTCTGCCGCAAAAGTTAAAGATCGCTCACTATTACCTCAACACACCCTTAAACAGTAGAGAAACCAGACTAACCCTGATAAATGCCCGCCCGCCGTGGCGGGTTTTCTTATGCCCAAAAGGAGGGCCGCATCGTGAAGATCAGACAGCAGCTGGTCACCAAGAACAAGCAGACCTATGGCGGGGTGAACCCGCTTCTCGGGGTTGTGGTGCACGAGACCGGGAACACCAGCAGGGGTGCGAACGCTGCGGCGCACGCGAACCTGCAGACGAACGGGAACAGCCGGGACGCTTCCTGGCATATCACCGTGGACGAGAAGGAAGCCGTCCAATCGTACGCCGATACCGAGCAGTGCTGGCATGCCGGGGACCGGGAGGCGAACAAGACCCGCCTGGCCGTGGAGATCTGCGTGAACGAGGACGGCGACTATGACGCCGCGTTCCGTAACGCGGCGGAGGTGGTGCGCATGAAGCGCATCGAGCATGGCTGGTCCCGCGCCAATGTGGAGCAGCACTTTGACCATTCCGGGAAGGACTGCCCGTCCCGGATCCGAGCTGAGGGCCGCTGGGCTGAGTTCCTGGACCTCACCGAACCTGAAGGAGATAAAACCATGAGCGTACGCACCCCGAGCGAGGCTATCGCCTGGTCCAAGACCCAGACCAAGGGCTATGTGGGCTTGTGCCTGGTATTCGTTCGTTCCTGCTTCAACATCGCAGTGAAGTACCCGAGTGCCGCGGCTGCCTGGGCGGCTGCGAAGAAGAAGCACCACACCAGCAGCACCGCGAGCATCCCGGCGGGTGCCCCGGTGTTCTTCGATGTGCCGGGCAACAAGTACGACCACGTGGCCCTGTACCTGGGTGGTGGCCTGTTCCGCACCAACTACTCGGCGAAGGGCACCGTGATCACCGCGTCCCTGGATCACGCGGTGTTCAACACCATGCGCATGCTGGGCTGGACGGAGGATCTGAACGGGGTCACCATCCCGGGCCTGGCCCAGTCGGAGAGCGCTGCGAAGCCGACCGGTGGCAAGTACACCGGAAACTCCATCGTGGACTACCTGGCATCGATTGGTAAGGATTCCAGTTTCGCGTCCCGCAAGAAGCTGGCCGACCAGTACGGCATCAAGGGGTACTCGGGCACCTCGGCCCAGAACACCGCCCTGCTCAACGCCATGCGCGGCGGCTCCAAGCCGGCGGCCAAGCCGAATCCGGCCAAGAGCGTCGCCCAGATGGCTAATGAGGTGATCGCCGGCAAGCACGGTTCGGGGCACGCGAACCGCCGCAAGTCGTTGGGGATCAGCGCGCCCGAGTACGAGAAGGTGCGCGCCGAGGTGAACCGCCGCGCCAGCAGCAAGGCCCCGGCCAAGGGCAAATCCATCTCCCAGATGGCCACCGAGGTCATCCAGGGCAAGCACGGCAGCGGTCACGCCAACCGGCAGAAGTCCCTGGGCGTGAGCGCAGCGATCTACGCCAAGGTGCGCGCCGAAGTGAACAAGCGACTCTAG